GTTCAGAAACAAAGTAGAACTCTGGACTGACGATGATGACATTCAAATTATTAGATAATGGAACTCAAAGACTGGTTAAATTCAATCAACTTTAATAAGGATGATCTATCAGAACATATTAGCTCTTACCCTCCATATATTATTAATCGTTGTCTGTCTGGGCACCTTGATTGTGTCATGTATGCAAATGAAATGAATAAGTATCCAAACTTAGAAAAGGATATGCAATATTCATTTTATCTAAATAGTCTGAGGAAAAGAAAGAGGTTCTCTCCCTGGCTCCGTAAGGATAAAGTCACGGACTTAGAAAGCATCAAACAATACTATGGATATAGTAATGAAAAAGCATCCCAAGCTCTGAAAATCCTGACTAAAGAACAGATTAATTTTATTAAACAACGACTTGACATTGGAGGGAAAAATGACTAATACTGTAGAACCTACGGTTGATTGGTCTCAAGATCAAATGGTGGAGGTTCTTCTTAATGAACCTGATGATTTTCTGAAAGTCAGAGAGACTCTAACTAGAATTGGAGTTGCTTCTCGTAAGGAGAAAAAACTTTATCAATCCTGTCATATCCTGCACAAACAGGGTAGATATTTCATCGTACATTTTAAAGAGTTGTTTGCCCTCGATGGGAAACATGCTAATCTTACAGTAAATGATGTGCAGCGTAGAAATCGTATTGCCCGTTTGCTTGCTGACTGGGGACTTATCTCAGTAGTGAAAGAAGATTCAGTTTCCGATATTGCACCTCTTAATCAGATTAAGGTTCTTGCATATAAGGATAAGGGAGATTGGGTGCTAGAACAGAAGTATAATATCGGCAAGAAGACTAAACCCCAAGAGAGTGAATGAAAACCATTGAACGCCATCGTTATAATGAAAACAAAGTAATATTTCAAACTAGAACATTAATTTATAATCCATATCCTATGACTGAGATTGAATCAGTCATAGGATCTATCACTAGTAATCTAACACCAGAACTAGTTACTAAAAAATATCGTGAGGAGAATGCAACTAATCCAATGTTTGGACATTGCTACCATTCCTCACAAGCTCTTTTTTACCTGATGGACACTGATGTCCTTGAGCAGAGAACTGCAATCGATTATCATGATGAAGCACACTGGTGGTTAGTTGACACCACCACAGATAAGGTGTATGATATCACTGTTGACCAATATTATCATGTTGGTCAGACTCCACCATATGTTGACGGGAAGAAAAAACCGTGGTATGGTTGGAAGCAAAGACCTCACCAAAGGACATTAAATCTAATGGTTCGAGTTCTTGGAGACAGACTTGTAGGGGATACCGTACAAGACTTGACAACAAATTAAAAACCTATTATTATACATAGGTCAACAACACGTCAAAAGCAAAGAATCCCATCAACTCATTAAGAGGAGATACATTTCTGAACTTACGACAGTTTACTTACTTTTTAAAATGAGAACAATTTCAAAACCAAACTTGATGACCTTTGGTCGTCTTGCCCAACTTCAGCGCGAAGGATTAATCTATCTTGATGACTCCTTTCAATCTAATTGTCGCTGGACGGTATCATTAAATCAAGCATACATGAAATCAGTTTTGCTTGGTCATGCTGTAACACCAATCATTCTTGGAGACGTAGATAGTCTTACTGCCTCTTGCAAAGTGTATTATGGAGAGGATAGTGAGGAATATAAGTTTTTTAAAAACCTTCAAGATCAAGGATATAAGTACATTACCATCGACGGTAATAATAGAGACAATTGTGTCTGTGCATTTACCAAAGACGAATTTCCTTTGACTGAGGGTGTATACGATATTGAAGAACCAGATCTTCTCCGATTTACTGCGGGAAAAAATGATAAGAATTACAACCAATTACCTGCAAACGTTAAGCAATATGTTGAGAGTGTAAAATTTAATATTCTTTTGATCACACAGTGTGACCGCCTAGGACTTGCTGCTCTTTTTTCCAAGGTAAATGAAGGACTAAATCTTAACGATCAAGAAAAAAGAAACGCTATCATGTGTCGATTTGGCCATATGATTCGTGACCTGGTAGCAGAGAATCTTGTGGCATTTAAAAAAATGTATTCTGAACAGAATATAAATCGTCGCCTGCCTGATGAGTTTTGCGTCAGTGTTGCTGTATTAGTTTCAAATGGATTGATTAATCTTGATCGTGGATCTCGCACAAAGGCATATGGTGACAGTACCCTAGAGGTTACAACTTTTGAAAAAACTAAAACCGTTATCAAGCAGATTGCATCTATTGTTAAAAACTATGGAGAATCTGGTTTTAAGGTAGGAGGCAAATTTAATAATAACTTAATTGATTTTGCTATGCTTTTGAATTATATGAACAGCAATAATATTGTTGTTGATGATTGGAAAGAGTTTTATAATCATTGGGTAAAGTGTCAATCTGATTATATCAATTGTCCTGATGTGTTGACTAACAACAAGAAAAAAACTGCGCCAAAAACATATTCAAAATGTCTTTCTTCAAATAGTAAGACAACATTAACTATTCGATATCAGAAACAACTTGATATGATTTCAACAGTTCCTGATAATGTTTTGACCTTAAGGGATAACTCTAGATTCTATGACCCCAAGTTTAGATTTATGTTCTGGCAGCGTCAAGACGGTATTTGCCCTTTGACCAATAAATTTATTGAAGCAAGATTTATCTATGATGGAAAAGTCACTCATGTTGACCACACTGTTGCTTGGTCAAAAGGTGGTCTGACTAATTCTGAAAACGGAGCTCTTGTATTTGCTAACGCAAACTTGGAAAAGGGAGATAAAGACATGAAAGACATTGAAGTAGAGGAGCTCTGATAAATAAGAATGAGACTCTTTTCGTGCGGTCTCTACAAAAGTCGGAACACCATATGAAGAGGTTCGGTTATTACCGTTCCTCTTTTTTTATGTTTTATGTTATAAATAAGTATGGATGCCTTCGGGGTCCACACAATCTAATCTCGCTTTAAAAAGGAGTAGTACAATGACTAACCTCACACGCTTTACTGCGTCAGATCTTCCTGTACTCTTGGATAAGATTTCTAAGAATAGTATTGGGATGAATGATTATCTCAATCGTGTATTCGATCTCCATGAGACCACAACAAACTATCCTCCATATAATTTGATTGAAGTTAGTAATGTAGAGTCAAGACTTGAGATTGCACTTGCAGGATTTAAAAAGAAAGAAGTATTTGTCTACACACAAGACGGAAAACTTTTCATTGAAGGTCAGAAAGAAGACAAAGAAACCAGTACTGAATATGTTCACAAAGGTCTAGCACAAAGATCTTTCACAAGAGTATGGACTTTATCGGATGAAACTGAAGTTAGATCAGTTGATTTTGAAGATGGACTGCTGACAGTTGTTCTTGGTAGAATTGTTCCCGAGCATCATCAACGAAAAGATTGGTTCTAAATAAAGTATATCGTCGCCGCAGAGGGGTTACTGGCAAAATCCAGTTGACACCCCTCTTTTTTCTTGGTAAAATATGTATAGGAAATTCTGAGTTATGTCAATTAAACTATTGCTTCTAAAGTCCGGTGAGGACATGATAGCAGATGTCAGTGAAATGGCATTTGGAGAAGAAGATGCTAAAAGAGTTGTGGGGTACTATTTAAATCGACCCTGTGTGGTCAAGATGCGCGACCCTAACGTGCGTAAAGATGGAAGTGAGGGAAGAGTACGTAAGGCTGGTTATGAGGTCTCTCTGTTCCCCTGGATGCCTCTCTCTGCAGAGGATACTATTCCTATTCCATCTGACTGGGTTGTAACTATGGTTGAACCCACCATTAAATTAAAAGAAATGTATGTTGAGGACATCGTAAATTATGGAAAAGACAATCAAAGCGATTCTACTGGAGAACAACCAAATTCTGATCAGTCAGATTGAAGAGGTTGCTGCTTCTATTCCTGGAGAACCAGATTGTAAACTGACCAAACCTTTTGTTTTAGTGGAAGGTGGCATGTTAGAATCTTGGATGTTGGGTGCCACAAGGGATGAGTTTTTTATGATTAGTTCTGATAAGATTATAACTATTGTAGATCCAACTCCAACACTAATTGAAAAATACGAGGACTTATCCAAGTAATGCGTTTCTACACTAATGTTCAGTTGATTGGTAATCAATTCCTTGTTCGTGGAGTTGAGAATGGTAGAAGGTATGAGCACAGGGATGAGTTTTTCCCTACTCTATTTGTGAAGAGCAAGAAAGATTCCAAGTATAGAACATTAAGTGGAGAACCCGTAGAAGAGATACATCCTGGTAGTGTTCGTGATTGCCGCGAATTCTACAAGAAGTATGATGAAGTAGATGGATTTGCCATCTATGGAAATGATCGATACATCTACCAGTATATTTCAGAAAAGTATCCTCAAGATGAAATCAAGTTTGACATTAGTCAGATCAAACTTGTAACCATTGATATTGAGACAGCATCAGAGAATGGATTCCCTGATGTTGAATCTTGTGCTGAGGAAATTCTTGCTATTACAATTCAGGATTATAACACTAAAAAGATTACTACATGGGGAGTAAAACCTTTCTTCAATAAACAAGAGAATGTAACTTATTATCATTGCCCTACAGAACAAGAATTGTTGAGTCACTTCATTAATTTTTGGATGGTTGATGTTCCTGATGTGATTACTGGTTGGAATATTCAGTTTTATGATATTCCATACATTTGCAAGAGACTTAATCGTGTGTTAGGTGAGAAACTCATGAAACGTTTTTCTCCTTGGGGTCTTGTCACAGAGAATGAAATTTATGTAAAAGGAAGAAAGCAAACTGCTTTTGATGTTGGTGGAGTGACCCAACTTGATTATCTTGAATTGTATAAGAAGTTTACCTATAAAGCTCAAGAATCATATAGACTTGACTACATAGCTGAGGTGGAGTTGGGTCAAAAGAAACTTGATCACTCTGAGTTTGAAACCTTCAAAGACTTCTATACTCATGGTTGGCAGAAGTATATTGAATATAATATTGTTGACGTAGAACTTGTTGACCGATTGGAAGACAAGATGAAACTGATTGAACTTGCTTTGACCATGGCATATGATGCTAAGGTCAATTATGCAGATGTGTTCTATCAGGTCCGCATGTGGGATAATATCATCTATAATTATCTAAAGAAACGTGATATTGTTATTCCACCTAAGATTAGATCAGATAAAAACGAAAAGTATGCGGGGGCATATGTCAAGGAACCGATTCCAGGAAAGTATGATTGGGTTGTGTCTTTTGACCTTAACAGTCTATACCCTCATCTCATTATGCAGTACAATATCTCCCCAGAAACCTTACTGGAAGAACGACATCCAACGGCTACGGTTGACCGAATCCTTGATGAAGAGATAAACTTTGAATTGTATAAAGACAATGCGGTCTGTGCCAATGGTGCAATGTATCGCAAAGATGTTCGTGGGTTTCTTCCAGAACTCATGGAGAAGATGTATGGAGATCGTGTAATCTTTAAGAAGAGAATGCTTCAGGCAAAGCAACAATATGAGAAGACACCTACTAAGACACTGGAGAAAGAGATTGCCCGGTGCAATAATATCCAGATGGCTAAGAAGATCTCACTCAACTCTGCTTATGGTGCTATCGGTAATCAGTATTTTAGGTACTATAAACTGGCCAATGCGGAGGCGATTACGCTTTCTGGTCAAGTCTCTATCCGTTGGATTGAGAGTAAGATGAACCAGTATCTAAATAAACTGTTGCAAACAACTGACGAGGACTACGTAATTGCGTCTGACACCGACTCAATTTATCTCAATCTTGGACCTCTTGTTGATAAATTTTTTGCTACTAAGTCTAGCGACAAGGTTGCGATTGTGGGATTACTTGACAAAATCTGTGAAGATAAGTTCGAACCGTACATCGAGAAATGTTATCAGGACTTGGCATCGTATGTTTCGGCATACGACCAAAAAATGCAAATGAAGCGTGAGAACATTGCTGATCGTGGTATCTGGACTGCGAAGAAGCGATACATTCTCAACGTGTGGGATAGTGAAGGTGTTCGATATGAAGATCCCAAACTCAAGATGATGGGTATTGAAGCAGTCAAGTCATCTACTCCTGCTCCATGTAGGAAGATGATTAAGGATGCCTTGAAGTTGATGATGACTGGCACCGAAGAAGATGTCATTCACTTCATTGACAAGAGTCGTGAGAAGTTTAAGAAGTTGCCACCAGATCAAATTTCTTTCCCACGATCAGTTTCTGATGTTCAAAAATATAAATCATCATCTGACATTTATTCGAAAGGCACACCTATTCATGTGAGAGGTGCTCTTCTTTTTAATCACTATATTAAACAGAACAAACTTGATAATAAATATTCTCTTATCCAAAATGGTGAGAAGATCAAGTTCTGTTATCTTAAGAAACCAAATATCATTCATGAGAATATCATCTCATTTATTCAAGACTTCCCTACAGAATTGGGTCTTGACAAGTACATTGACTATGACCTACAATTTGAGAAGTCCTTTGTCGAACCACTGAAAGCAATTCTTGATGCGATTGGTTGGAATGTCGAAAAAACTGTAAACCTGGAATTATTTTTCTCCTAATGGACCTACCTATCAACGATAAAGAACTTGGCACAATTATTAGTGCTATGCGTCTCGGGGGAGATGCTGCCCTTTATCAAAAACTGAAAAGGATTAAGGATATCCGTGATGATAACCCAGGCGGACCTTACAAAAAAATTGCCCGTGAAGAATTTGGAATTGTTATTTAATGGATTTTTTAAAAGAAATTGTAAAAGAGATTGGAGATGACTATACCCAACTCGCATCAGACATCGACGACACAGAAACTTTCGTGGACACGGGTTCGTACATTTTTAACGGACTCGTATCAGGTAGTATATTTGGTGGTTGTTCTGGGAATAAGATTACTGCCATTGCTGGGGAGTCTTCTACTGGCAAGACTTTCTTTAGTCTCGCTGTGGTTAAGAATTTTCTGGATAGTAATCCTGGTAGTTACTGTTTGTACTTTGACACTGAAGCAGCAGTTAACAAGTCTCTTCTTAAAAGTCGTGGCATTGACTTAAATCGATTGGTTGTTATCAATGTTGTTACGATCGAACAGTTTAGACAGAAGGCACTGCAGGCAGTAGACATATACTTAAAAAAATCTGAAGAAGAACGCAAACCTTGTATGTTTGTGTTAGACTCTCTTGGTATGCTTTCCACAGAGAAGGAGATCCGTGATGCTCTAGACGACAAGCAAGTTAGGGACATGACCAAATCTCAACTTGTTAAGGGAGCATTCCGTATGCTTACGCTCAAACTTGGTCAGGCAAAAATTCCATTAATCGTCACTAATCATACCTATGATGTCATTGGTTCTTATGTCCCTACAAAGGAAATGGGAGGAGGCAGCGGTCTCAAGTATGCAGCAAGTACAATCATCTATCTCAGCAAGAAGAAAGAGAAGGATGGAACAGAAGTCATTGGAAACCTTATCAAGGCTAAGACGCATAAGTCACGTTTAAGTAAGGAGAACAAAGATGTTACTATACGTCTCTATTACGATGAGCGTGGTCTTGATCGATATTATGGTCTTCTTGAGTTGGGTGAACTGGGAGGTCTCTGGAAAAATGTTGCAGGTCGTTATGAGATAGATGGTAAGAAAGTCTATGCCAAGGCAATCTATAAAGATCCAGAAACATACTTCACACCAGAGGTGATGGAGAAACTGGATGAGATTGCGAGGGAGGAGTTTAGTTACGGTTCATGAATCTGCTTAACTTTGTTTTAAAAATTGACAATGTATTACCAGATGAAACTTGCGATGAACTAATCAAACTCTTTGAAGAAAGTGAACATAAGGATAGATTAGAAAGGGATGGATATCCTAACTGGACTAATCTTTTTATTTGCAATCATCACCTCAAAGCAGAAAAAAAACTTCAACGTACTTACACGGCAGTTGCTAGTAAGTATCAGGAATGGTTAGGTGAATATGGACTTAACTTCAATACAAGTGACTTTATATTTGAGGGTTCTAATATCAAAAAGTATGTTGGTGGGACTAATGATATATACAAGAGACATGCTGATGTAGCATCACTTGAAACTTGTCAAAGATTTGTTGCGATGCTATTCTATCTCAATGATGACTTTGAGGGTGGGAAAACTATCTTCTATCCAAAATGTGAAATTACTCCTAAAAAAGGATCTGTGGTGGTATTTCCTCCGTACTGGTTGTTTCCACACGAAGGCACTCCTGTCTTAAAAGGGGAAAAGTATATTATGTCAAATTATTGTCTCTGGAATTATGGATAAGATTGAGATTTTAATTCTAAGAAATCTTCTACACAATGAAGAGTATCTTCGCAAAGCAGTTCCGTTTATTAAATCAGAATACTTTGAGGATGTTCAGCAAAAGATTGTATTTGAAGAAGTTCTTAATTTTGTAAATGAATACAATCAACCTGCAACAAAAGAAGTTCTTTGTATTGAAGTAGAGAAACGTCAAGATATTAATGACACTTCATTTCAAGAGATTACTAAACTGATTAGTTATCTTGACGATGTTCCTACAGACTATAGTTGGTTGCTTGATACTACTGAAAAGTGGTGTCGAGATCGTGCCATCTATTTGGCATTAATGGAGTCCATTGCACTTGCAGATGGAACTGATAAAGAGAAGAATCGTGATGCAATTCCAGGTATTTTATCAGATGCATTAGCAGTCTCTTTTGATACTCATATTGGACATGATTACTTACTTGATTATGAGGAAAGATATGAGTCTTATCACAGAAAGGAAGATAAGATACCTTTTGACTTAGAGTACTTTAATAAAATTACGAAAGGTGGTTTACCGAATAAAACACTTAATATTGCTCTTGCTGGGACTGGTGTCGGCAAGTCTTTGTTTATGTGTCATATGGCTTCTTCTTGCCTTCTTGCTGGTAAGAACGTATTGTACATTACTTTGGAGATGGCTGAAGAGAAGATTGCAGAAAGGATTGATGCCAATCTTCTCAATGTTAATATCCAAGAGATAACAGATCTACCCAAACAGATGTTTGATAGTAAGGTGACAAAACTTGCTGAGAAGACTCAAGGCACTCTTATAATTAAAGAGTATCCAACTGCGAGTGCTCACAGTGGTCACTTTACAGCACTTCTTAATGAACTTGCACTTAAGAAATCATTTAGACCTGATATTATTTTCATTGATTACCTTAATATATGTGCTTCCAGCAGGTATCGCGGAAACAGCAATGTCAATTCATATTCATATATTAAAGCAATTGCTGAAGAACTTAGAGGATTGGCTTGTGAAGCAAACGTCCCTATCGTTTCTGCCACG